GGTTCAAATGCTCGTTTCGCTGGTTTCGATCCTCAGATCGAAAAGGACCTTTCGAACGGCGTTCTTGATTTGGCCTATGTCCACGTCCCCGTTTCGACCTTCACGACTCAGCTTCCACATGCTGATCTTCTCTCGGTTGATCAAATTGCTGTTTTCGGCTTCGGTGCCGGTAACGCAGGTTCGACGACCGCATGGGGCGAGCAGTACCAAGCTGGTGCAGGCGTTCTCAACCTTCGTCGTCACAACAAGCGTGGCGATTGGACCGGTTCTGTGTTCACTCCTAAGCCCATGGATGGCTCGCACATCCAGATGCTCGTTCGTCTCGCGAACGCAGGAACTGTTCCCTCCGGTAACGTCAACTTCACGGTCACGGCATCTTGCGCGATTGTGGACCAACTCTCGGTTGACAGCGGTTCGGGCGCAACCCTTACCCTTCCTTCCTTCGAGTCGGATTTCGGAACGTCGGCAACCCCAGCGATTCCAGAAATTGATATCAAGATTGAGTCGATTGCAATCACCGCTCAGACGCGCAAACTCCGTGCACGTTGGAGCCCAGAGCTTGCACAAGACCTCAACGCCTATCACTCGATGGACGCAGAAGTCGAATTGACCCAGATTCTTTCGCAGCAAATTGCGCTTGAACTCGATCGTGAAATTCTTAACGATCTTCTCACGCAAGCCAATGGTGCAAACCTTTATTGGTCGCGTGCTCCTGGTAAGTTTGTTAACAAGCTCACCGGAGATCCTATCAACCTTGCTAGCTCGCTCAGCATCGGTCCTCAGTTCACGGGCACTGTTCGTGAATGGTATGAAACCCTCATTGAGACCGTTATTGACGTTGCGAACACCATTCACCGCAAGACTCTTCGCGGTGCGGCGAACTTCATCGTTTGCGGTCCTGACGTTGCAACGATCCTCGAATCGTCCGTAATGTATCGTCCAAAGGTTTCCTTTGACGGCGAAGGTCAGGCTCCTAGTGTGTTCTCATTGGGTTGTGAGTCGGTTGGTTCGTTGAGCAACCGTTTCACGGTCTATAAGGACCCTTACTTCCCTCGTTCTAAGGTGCTCGTGGGGTACAAAGGCGGGTCGTATTTGGAAACCGGTTATGTTTATTCGCCGTATGTACCTTTAGTAATCACGCAAACCATTTACGCGCCAGAAGATCTTACCCCACGCAAAGGCGTGATGACTAGATATGGCAAAAAAATGGTGCGCAGCGATTACTTTGGTACCGTTTCCTGTCTCGATATGAACGTTATCTGATTAATCAGATTTAGTTCGTGACACTAAAAGGGTCGCTCGTAAGAGCGGCCTTTTTTATTTAAACAACGCAGTTATGATTCACATACCCAATTTTATATCACGCGACAAGTCGATTATCAACCAAAAAAGAAATATCAATGTCATTTTTGTACTATCCTTAGGTATCTAATGTCCTATACTGTTGAAAAGAATAGGGAAAATTAGATGTCCAAAATAGATGCAAAAATTCATAAAAAAATTACTTCAGAAAATGATCTAAATCTGTCTCTTCAATGTCTTGAATGTAATAGATTATGTACTTCATTTAATAATCTAAAAAGACATGCATCACAACATCTCCCTTGGAATCAATATGTGATGAAACATGTTTTAAATCCAAAATGTGGTTGTGGATGCGGAGGAGATGTTAATTTTTACAAAGATCATTGGAAAAAATACATTCATAAACATGCCCATTTAGATCCAGATGTACTCAAAAGGTGTCAGGATGGCGGAGGAGAATGGTGTAAAGATCCTGATAATCGTCAACAAATGAGAGATGTAATGTTAGATAAATGGAAAGATCCAGATTATGTTGCGCAACAACAAAAAACAAGATCAGATCCAAATGCTCCATACAATACCACAAGGAATGATAGAGTAAGAGAACTGGCCAGGACACCAGAACGTCGTGCAGAATCTTCACGAATCAAAACAGAACATTGGAATAATGCAGAATACAGAGAAAAAGTATTAGCGATTTATAGATCTCCAGAAAATAGATTGAAGATATCCCAAGGAACAACAAAAGGTTTAGCCCCAGAAGAAATACGAAAAAAAATTTCTGATGGCGTTAAACAATCTATTCGAGAAGGACGATTCAATCCGACATCGAATTATCACAATCTCATAAGATCAGAATGGGACAATCCACTAACGGGCATTCATGAATTTTTTACATGTGGCTGGGAACGAATATTTGCGGAAGCATGTGTTCATCAAGGAATCATCGCACTTCACAAACATGAAATACGAATTGATTATTTTAATCCAGCAGATGGCAAAGATCATGTCTACACGCCCGATTTCTATCTTCCAGAAGAAAATGTTTTGGTAGAAATCAAAGGAAAAGTCTATGAAGATAACATACCAAAACTAGAACAATCAGTTAAGCTGTTTGAAACATTTGTATTTTACAGAGAAGATATGTATGGATTTGATAATATTCCAAAATTAATCGAAGATCATCGTTCAAAATTTACCGATGAATCAAAGATATCTCTTATGAAAGAGAAATATGAACGACAACTGTTATCTTCGAAGGAGGAGATTGTTCCAGTTCCGTATTGGATTTCTGCCGCCTAAAACAACAACATTAAATGAAGTGGTCATCACATATTTGGAACGTGATGACCATTTTTTTATTTGATCATTTTAACGTCACACCAGTCTTCATCGACGGCAGTCGTTAGATATCCTTCCGGACACCATGAAAATTGATAATCACCAAATAACGTAAATCCATTTAATGTACCACCAGGCGATACAGAATCACTCTTGCACAATACTATAAAATACCGATCGTCCGATTTGTCGTACCAAATAGTTCCAATAAGCTCTTCAGGTTTTTTACTTTTGATCACGATAGAAAATAGTATAGACGATCTAACGGCACGTAAGGGTAATAAACGTACCCGTTAGATCAAAAAAACAAAACCCATCGACGATTTGATCGTCGATGGGCCTGTTAAGAACCTAATTTGGTTTTTTTTGATGATCAAGTCAATGGTGTAACCTCATCCACGCCATCAACATATGATTCGGCCTCCTCAGGGCTCCCGATCATCTTCACCCATTTATTCCATGTGCGTTTTGTCAATGTATGTTGAACCATGCCTGGTGATATGTGATCAAGAAACCATTCAAGATATGATTTCCATTCATCAAATAGTTTTCCTCCGCCGTGATTACGATATGATTGATACCAAAGCTGCTCTAGATTGTCCTCATCGTAATAATTTGGATGTTTTGTATCGGTAATCACTGTTTTGTTGTTTTCTTCGTTCATCTGATTTACTCCTTTTCAGATCACAATCATAACACAAAACGATAAAAATTCAACAAAAAAACGTAATAAATTCGCATAGTAACACCCTTACGAGGTGTTAAGTCTTCTCATCTCTACACCCGCCTAAAATCATCCTGATCATGATCATTCTCATAATGAAGAAGATCATCAACACTAAAAATCGAATGATGTATCCTCCCATTGCTTAATAAGAACACACCTCTGGTTATCCTCTGGTTAGACGCCCGATTGAGCGCTGCTTGCATTGTTTTGAACCCGATTAAGATCCTTAGATCATCATTTACATTCATATTGATCCAAATCGACCCAATAAGCCTATTCTGTTCAATCCTTGATTGTTCTTCGTTCAACATGTCAAAACCTTTTATGGCTCATTCTCATACGATTGCGGACCTATTCAGAGCTTATTCAGGACCTATTTTGATTTGGTGTTCATCTCATCAAATTCGTCCATGTTCCCATAATTTTTCCGCGCGAGGGAACCCCATGAGATGGTTCTTAATCTTCCGCGTTCATCAACGATCCAATACACCGTAGGTTCACCTTCATAGTGATCATTCCTATCAACAACACAAAATGATTTGCACGTGCATCCATCGCTCAATGCGAAATAGAATGAGCCTATTGAGAGATGATCATCGGCTGAATAATGTCTTTTGCGCGGCCTATTTTGGTTGGTCATGAGTTGAAATCATGTGGAATTTCTTCTTATAGCCCCATTCAGACAATGCTTTGTTGATATCGTCCCATCGGCCCACAATAGTTCAAGATCGAACATTGGTTGATTGTTCGATCTCAATATCAAACAGTATTCATGGTTGTTGTTATTCAACCAAATGGTTCCAATGAGCCCAATGAGATCATCATCATCTTTATCACTCATCCGGAAATCCTCACCATAGATGAATCATTCAAAATTTCATCATGTCCCCATGGACAGGTATCGTAATCTTCCCACATGATTGTGTAACATTGTTCATAATTTCTTGGACTTATTCGATTTAGAACAAGAAAACAACTATCAACGTCTTTATCATACCAGATGGTGCCAACAAGATCATCTTTGTTCATGCGCGCCTAAAATGTTGTTTGAGAGTATCAACCCATCCGGTTTTCAAAGAAGGCATCATATAGGTAACTCCTTCAATAGATGCTTCAGATCTTGAAATAAATCCTCCGCGTGTTGTATAAGGAGAAGGAGAATTGCCAAGAACCAATAAGATAGAAAAGGGATCTTTTTTGCTCACCCATAATCCAGTGAAATCATCTTCGGTGATGGTCATAATTTCCTGAAGTTGTTTTTCAACGTATCTTCCGATAACCATCCGAAATGAGAATCTCCACTCATCTTCAGAAATGTAAGACCATCACGGGTTTCTTGTTGATCATCATAAGCGGTTGGAAATAGTTTTGTTTCCCACTCGAAAACAAGAAGAACGGTATCCTTTACGATAGAAGTTTTTCCCGCCCAAAATCCATAAAAATCTTCCAATGTTTTCAATTTATGATTGGTCATCATTCACTATTTGTGATTTGTTCCCAGTCTGATTTCCACTCATACAGGTTCGAATGAGAACCATAATACG